CACCAGCATTTGCCACGGGGCTAGGTCTAGCACCCATTCCTGCTGCTGAACTTGGCTTAAAATGATGTTCCCAACCACTTCCAGGGTTTTTGAGACTCGTGAGATAGGTGTTTAAATTTTGTTCTACTCCACCATTGAGAACAACAACTTCTCCGTTAGCGTTCTTTTGTAACTTATTTTGTAACAATGATAAAGTTTGTTCTGCGTTTATCGCTCCAAGATTACTGATAGCTGCGAGGGCTGCTGTTTTTGTAGAAGCTACTTCGTGAGAATTTTTCATATCCTCAAGCTGCTGAGATAACGATATTATCTGTTGTTCTTTTTCTTGAGCAGTTTTATTGGCCTCTTCCCACAATGTTTTCCATTGACCCTGTTCTTCTAGATCTTTGGTTCGCTTTTCCTCTTTTTGCTTATAGACATCATCTAATTTACCCTTGATGCCTTTAAATTTTTCTTCTGCTTCAGCAGCTTCTTTACGAGCAGCAGCTAATTTTGCCTCGTATTCTGCTTTTATAGAATTGAGGTCAGGTGCTTGTGGTTGTGAAGGAGTGTCAGCCACGGGCTGTTCAGCAGGAGTCACGGAATCAGGCTGAATTACTTTTTCTTCTATTGCCATAAATTAGTCAGATAGTGGGCTGGTAGTTTTCTTTTTTGAAACTTTTTTCTTAGTTTCTTTTGGTGCAGGAGCAGGACAAGCTTCAACTGGTGCAGTTGAATGTACAAGTTCTACTTCTTCCCATTTATAAGTTCCGTCAGGTTGCAGAACATGGTCTAAAGATTTAGCCATAATTTTTATGTACTTATCTACTATTGTATCAAACTATTCGGATTTGGCCTCATTTGCTGAAGGTAATACTTCACCTTGAACCAAAATATCTCTAAATTCCTCTCTATCAATGACTTGTTGATCGAATAAAGATGTTAAGGCTGTAATATCTTGTCCGATTAATCTTTCGATGTCGAAGTCTCTGCTGATCTTTACTTCTGGTGGTTCGATTCCAACATACTCGGCTGAGAGATTGAAGGCTTTTTGTAGCTTTTGCTCAAGTTCCATTGATACCATTGCGAGCATGGAATTGGTATCTACACGATCTAACCTACGGGCATCTGCTGATTCTGCTACAAACTTCTGTTGTGATAATGTACTGATTCCTAATGTTGCCATCTGCATCTGTAACTCTTTTATTTCAGCAGATTGAGCTTCAAAAGCACTAGAAGCTGGTTCTACATAGTATATTTTGTTACCAGGTTGAGTTGCCATTGCGTAGTTTACACTGATAGCAAGGTCTTTTGTCTGGTCATCATATCCTTCCATTACAAGCATTGGTTGAGATGCAACGTGCAAACTATGAATTAAATCAGCCTGTCTCTGGAAATGTGCAATATTTAAATATGCAATATCAAGTAATGGTGGTTTGCTGACTAAATTATCAGTTTTTCCAGAATAAATAGTAACTAAAGGTATTTCACCAAGAGAAAATTCACCAGATTCAACTTGTTTATAGTCTTTATCAGATGATCCAGCTTCAAAACTGCCTACAGAACTTCCGTCTGATACATCATACATTTCCTCTATCTGTTCTTTTTTACGAAATACTCTGTAACTACCTGGTTCGATTACTCTTACTTGATCAAACACTTTTTCTCCAAACTGTCCATCTGGGAGCACAGCTTTCTCACCGAGTCTCACCTGTATCAAATTCCCATAGTTTGATTCTCGATCTAGTCTCCATCCGTAAAGATTATTTGGGTCAATTTCTATCCAGTAGGGTCTGCGATTCTGTTGACGTTCTTCCGCAAGACTTACTGCTCCCGATGGTGCAGGGTAATCTACAAGAATGTGACTTTGGCCGTATGTAAGAGAACACATCAATAATCTTCTAGCGTATTCATCTAAATCTGACTTTCTACCATCTACATCCATCTTGAACATTTCGGTCCAATAAGGATCTCCTGTAAGTGTTATTGGTTTTCTTAATACAAGACCAGTAGCTGCTCTTATCAATCTTTGTGTGAAAGGAGAAAATACAGCACGATTTACTCTGGCTAAGTAAGCATCGTAATCTTCTCTTGGCTCTAGTGGTAGGAATGTTTCGCTGTTTGTTCGCAGATAATCTGTTCCTTCGGTTACGGCTTTCATTATTTCCCAACCTTTCATCATATCTAGGACAGCCCTCGTGCGAGTAAAAGGACTGTCTATCCCACCTACAGAAGTAGATGAGATAATGTTTGTTCTAATTGGACCAGGTACAGCGTAAGTCATTGTTTACCATTTAGTGCGGTGTGACCAGTATCTAGCTGTGAAAAATCCTGGGTTGGGATCTTGTGCATTGTGTCTGGCATAGTACGATTTTCTTCTGGCCTTATCTTTATCTGACTTAGGGTTTTTACCAGCACCCACAACCCCCTGTTGACCAAATCGTATTAGTTTTATTTTATCGCCTTTTTTAGCCAGTACCACATGAGATTTAGTGGGGTGACTAGGTGTTTTCTTTGGTTTATTGAATCCTTCTAATCTATTTTTTGTAAGTCTAGGATCTTTTTTACTCATTTTCCTACCTTTTTCATAGTCAGATTATGAGCTTCAGTAAAAGTTTTACCTTTTAGCATTAGCTTTTTCATCTCTTCCATGTGCTTTCTAGTATGAGTACCTTTCTTTTTATGCCTAGCTAAAGCATCTTTTTGTCTTTGAGTTAGGGTTTTCACTTTTTCTTCCTCTTTTTCTTGGAACGTAACTTTTTCAAGTCGGCAGCAGTGATCTTATCTCGTGGTGGAGCAACAGCAGCTAATCTACGTTGCTTCGCTGAGTAAGATTTTTTAGGCATTATGCAGCGTTGGTAATAGCACCAGAAGAGATAAAGCTTACACTTACACTTTCAAGATCGCCTGTTGTTGCAGATAAACTTGTTCCTGTAACAATTCCACTAAAACTTACTTTTTTACTTCCAGATGTATCTAAAAATAATTCAAATTGTGCATCACCAGCATCTTCTGTAGTTAAAACATCTGCCAATAAGTTTGCAGTCTCATTACCACTAGCTGCTGTATATAAAAAATCAACAGTACCAGATGCAGAAATTAAACCTCCAACAAAACTTCTTGATGTCGCTCCATGTGCAGTTACATCTAATGTGTCCTTTGTAGTATCTAATGTCCAACCTGTAGTTGAAACTACTGCTTCAGTAGTACCAGAAGCGTTCTTAAATTTAACGGAACCTTCCTCGCCACGAAAAAATGCCATGATTCAAAGAAAAAAGAGTATTTATAGATAGTTTAACTTGTTGTTGAC